AAGATACGGTTGTATATCTTTAATAACTGCTTTTGCTGAGTTGGTTTTATTCTCTCTGTCATTGTAGAGAAAAACTCTGTTAGATATTGGTGTTCGTCTTCCTCTAGGCAAAGCGGTTTCTTGTACGGAAACAACTCGTTTAACTTTGCTTTACGCTCATCGCATCCACAGTCTTCTCCTAGAATCCATTTAGCTACTTTAGCAATGCCTGTAGCTTCTAGTACTTTCTCTACTGTGTCTCCTAGTCCTTGTGGTTCGGGTTTCTGTACTTGAGCAGCTTGAATTTCTGCTTTAGTACGTCTCTTTCGTTTTTTCTTCTCCATTGGTTTTATTTTATTAAGTGATAGTCTTTATTCAGATAGTCCTCGTAATGCTCTCCTACGTTCTCTTTTAGCCTTGTTTTGCAGTTTTTAAGTGAGTTGAATATAGAAGATAGTGAAATGTTTGCTCCTTTGCTTATATCTCTCATAGAGTCCGAGCTGGTAGAGTATAAACTAAACAGCAGTTGGTCGTATTCATGCCATGAGTTAATCTCTCTTTTTATCTTAGTAGTTAAAATATCGTACGATTCGTGTTTCTGCTGGTCAATCTCCTCATAAGATAAATTCCTAATCTCGTCAATGTCTACTTTGCAGTACTTGTTTTTCTGCTTGACGTATGTTAGATAAGTGTTTTTTAAACTTATCCAAATGTAAGCTCGGTTAGGTTCACCAGCTTCTGTAATGCACTTGCTACCTGAGTTACTGTCATAGAAACGTACGTACATTTCCTGTACAATGTCTTCAGCAAAGTTAGACTCACCAAATGAACGAACAATGTCTACCCATTCTTTATGGTGTCTGCATAATATATCTGACCAATTGTTACTCATGCGTTTAGTTTACAGTGTAAAGATAGATTAAAAAAATAATCCCCCGACAATATGACGAGGGATATAGTTTAACGGTTGTATGTTAATTGCATTTCAGTGCATACATAACGCTCTATCTTTTTCAGTGTATCAATTGAAACTGGCTTTTTAGATAAGAACCTATCTATGTTATACTGGTGCATTTTTACTCCTGTTGACTTTATGTCTTTTACTACTTGGTTTCGTGTTTTCGTCAGTAGTATTAGACTCAAGTCTTTTCTTAACTGTTCGTCTTTTATGTACATATCAGAAAGGCAAGTCATTTAAATCTTGTAGCTTCTCAGATGTGTTTTTAAGAGTTGTAGTTACGTTGTCTTTGTTGTATGGTTCTTGAAGACTTACAGCAAAGTATTTCTCTCCGCTTTTAGCTTCGTTAACCCACATTGATACCTCTATCTCTGTACCACCCCAGTTAATCTTTCCTCTGTAGTCAGGATGTTTCTCGTTCGTCTTTTGCTTGTTTTTAAAGATTGCTCCTTTGTTTACTTTTTCCATTTGTATTTGTTTTTATTTGATTACTAAATCGGTTTTTCGGCGATTAGCCTTAAATTATTTTGCATCAACAAATCTATATTCAAACTTTTTGTTGAAGACTTTAGCCATTTTATAAAGTATTTTAAGAGTAATTGTTCCCTGAACTTCCCTTGTTTCTATTTCGTACATTGATTGAGGAGAACAACCATATAACTCACCTAACTGCTGAAGACTCATATTTCTTTTTAATCTTTCTGATTTTATCTCACCAATTAGATTTATTTTATCATATGGGACAAGTCCTTCTGACCATAACAAACATTTTTTGTCTTGAAAATAATTTATTATTTTATCATTATAATAAAACCATTCACCACTTTGGGCATTATACTCGCTAAACATATCGTGAAGTTTTTTTTCTAATTCCATATCACCATCTGTAAGATGTAGAACTTCTAGCTTAATTGGATTTGATACTTGTAATTGACTTAGCCTTTTTCTAATGTCTTTTGTATAACCAATCTTTAAATATTGATTTGAATGTGAAATTAAGTATATCATATTGTAAGGTTTTAACCGTATAAATATACAAAAAAATATTCATTTTTAAGGTTATAAACTCTTTATTTTAACCCTACACCCTGAAAGGTATAAATTATGCTTGTTTTTATACGTGAGTACCTTGTCGGGTATAAAGTAGGCAACTCAAAAGGTAGTTCTTTATTACCTCTGCTGGAACCCCAACACTCGCTGCCTACTTAGTTAATCAAAGGTTAATCCATTTTCACTTCTCAACTCATGCAGTTTATCCCTTGTCTCATCTAGTGCCTTGTAGGCATCTTCAGATAAGTTTTCGTGTTTTAATCTATTGCGTAAATACTGGTCTAATTCCCAAGCTAATAAATACCACTTCATTCCGTTTAGGCACATCTCCATTTCTTCTTTATCTTCAATGCTGTCAAATTCTATTGTTACTTTTGCCATAGTTTATTGATTAGAATAGTTATAATTAATAGTACCTGAATACAATCCCTGACTTATACTAAACAGTTCCTTTTTAAACCCGTATTCTTTTATTAAAATATCTGCTGCTTCACCTGCCCATATGATTTGTTCTGAAGATGCCCAAGGACTATTTGGTAAAGGGCACATCCAATTAACACCTTTCTTACCATTAAGAAAAGAATTAACAACACCATTTATAAACTCATCCTCTTTCATTCTATTCTGATTTAAATGTTTCGTTGTAGTACATTTCACCAGTAAAAGTGTAGCTATATGTAACGCAACTGCCTGAATTACTTTTTGTTCTTTTCTTATCACCGTGTGCCTCAATTATTTGCTCTTTCTCCATTTGTTTAGCTTGTCTTATTATGCTATCCATCATTTCCCACGATAAATGTATACCAGCTTTTGTGGTTAGTCTTTCAACTTCACTATTAAGCCATTCTACTGCTGTCTGTTTTTCCATTCCTTCCATGTGTCAAAGTCTTTTAGTTTTTCTAATTGTTCTTTCTCCATCTCAAACAATTCATCGTAATTGTTTAACATCCAAGATTTAAAATCAAAATCTGAAAGAAGGTTAAACTTTTCAAAAATTAATGATACAGCTGTTTGTTTCATATTACATCATTTACATAACCATTACCAATTATATCTCCATCTTCAAAACATAAATGCTTTTCATATACAGTTTTAAAACCTACACATTTTATATTCATACTTTTTATATTACCTGTAATTAAATTCTTTTCCATTCCAGCAAATAATTTTACTTTTTTAGATGTTACGAATCCGTTTTTAATGTGTTTTTCAAATTTATATCCAAAATATTTGCAGTATTTTTCAATTGTTATCTGTTCTAATTTACACTTCACTTCTTTACATATTTTTGGATTGCCATGTTGTTCTAACCAATTTTCAACAATGTTATTTTTATTGGCTTTTTTAAGTGATATTTCGTCTAATTCATGCTCTACTTGTTCCATAGTTCTGTGTAATATTCTCTACATTGTTCTACTCGTTCTTTTATTTGCCATATAGCATGTTCGTCTTTTTCTACCAAGAACGCTTTAACTCGCTTGTCTTTTGGTATGTGGCTAAATTCATGTTGTGAACGTACATCTTGTTCCGTTTCTTCCGATGGCTCAAGTTCTTTCTTTGCCCATGCTACACGTCTTATTTCGTCTAGTACGATGTCTTCAGGTGTATCGACAAGACAATAGGAAACAATAGCGTTATGCTTACCAGTCAAATCCATGTAACCTTGAAGCTGCCAGTAGTAATCTTTGTTAGGTAACTCATCTTCAAACATTGGAAAAGTCGTACCGTTCCAACTTGACTTAACGTCTACAATTAATGTGTCCGTGATTATGTCAGGAGTACCAGTCAAATGGTCGTTTTCAAAGTACAACTCGTTCTTAAACACAAAACCTAAATCTAAAGCCTGTTCAGCTAATTCAATAGCCATGTCTTCAACTTGGTTTCCTTTGTCTAAATAGCGTGAATTGATTTCTTTCTTTATTCCGTATTTGTGTTCTAGTACAAGCTCTTTAATGTACGTCTTTGTAGTGGCAGATAGAACCTCCCCTTTTGAACGAGGGGAAGTCATAATTTTCCCTATTGCTGAACATCTAATTTTTAAGTCTTTCATTGTTCGTATGTTTTTTTATAGTATTCTTCTGCCCAATCATCTGCTGAGTATTCAAATCCAGCTTCTAAACTTGCTTGTCTATGTGCTTCCATTATTTGTAGCATTTCTTTTTCTTTTGCTTCTTCAATTATTTCAGGAACAATAATATCATAAAAAGAATTAGGATATTCATCATAAGATAATAATGTCTCAATTAAAAAATCTACCGCTGTCTGTCTCATATCTCCGAGTTTAAGTAGTTTAACTGCGCCTGAGTTAATTGAAATTGTGCCTTTAACTGGTCCACTGAGTAGTTACCTGACAGTATAGAAGTGATAGCACCTTTTAAACGCTCATCTGTAATAGATGGCTTTTGTGTTTTAATAGCTTCGGTAGCCGTGTTTCCGTCATCGTCTACAGCTTGTAAGCTCAAAAGTGACTGCAACGTAGCTCTACGGAAGTATGTAACTGCTGCGATACGTTTCTGTGGGTCTGTTATTTCAGGTAGTACCAAAGATGACTGTACCATGTCACCGCTTTCACAATCAACTATCCTAGTCTCTACTATGTTATCTAAGCATGGCTGTAACACAATAAGACCGTGTTTAAATAGTGATGGTTCAACAGCTTCTAAAATCGTGTTTAAATCAGCGTATCGGCTTTTAAAAAACGGATTGTCGTTACCCTTAACTACTTTACCTATTTCTTGCTTTGCTCTCCATAGCTTTTGGTAGATGTTACCTACTACGTTAGGTTCTTGCTCTACTGGTGTAATAGGGTTTACTAGGTCTAACGCCTCTTCAAATGTTAACTCTTTCTTTTTCATTGTTCTGCTTTTATATTGATTATTAACTGTTTCCAAATGTCCGCCTTTACATAGGCATCTAATTCACTGTACGCAGCTACTACTTTCACCGCTTTGCGCCATTTACCATCGTAAAAAGCCCTGTAATTTACTAGATAATTTCTCATTTTTCTTGCTTTTGTTATACGCAAATATAACAATAATTTAAATACAATGACAAAATCAGTAAAATTTATTCTTTGAGTTTACGTTTATACGTTTCGATTATTTCGTTTAGCTCTTGAATAGTCCATTTCTTAGTTTCATGTGCAATTACCTCTAGGACAATCAGTCTTGCTGTTCCTATTCGCTTTTCAATGCCTATCCGATAGTTGAGTAGGTTACCGCTTAGATAACTGTTGCAGTGTTCACATTGAAGATGTACATTGTCTTCGTGAAACCTAACATTTGAATGCCCACCTTGACTAAAATAATGCCCAGCGTTTGCTTTTTTAGGCTCATTTCCGCATGATATACAGCTCATTCCTTTATCTCTATGGCGAATCCATTTGTTAAACGTCATCTGAGCAAGTTTCAACCAGTCCTGTAAACTCATCAGTTCTTTTTTCAACCGTGTTTTTTTAGCCTTCCATTGCTTTTGCTTTTCGGTTTCTACCCAAACACGAATACACTCTTCATTCATACAATACTTTTGGTTAAAGCGTAAAGGCTCAAACTTCTCCTTGCAGTTTTTACATCGTGGCATTAAAATAAGGTTTGTTGTGTTAAATATGGTTCAAGTCTTTTGTTGGCTAAATCAACATATTCTTGTGATAATTCACTTCCTATCCAATTACGTTTATAAATATGTGCCATCTTAGCAGTTGTTCCGCTTCCCATAAATGGGTCATAAATCAAATCACCTTCATTTGACCAAGTATAAATATGTTCAGATGCTAATAACTCTGGGAATGTTGCTGGATGTTTAAATGCAATTTCATCTGATGTGCTGCCACCTCCTACACTATATCTCCAAATATTTTTCCTTGATGTTTCATTGTTTAAATTTGCTTTTTTTAATCTATTTTTTGCTTTATCATCTGGCTTTGCTAAAGTTCCGTCTTTTTGTCTAAATGTATTGCCTCCTGTTTTACTTGTTCGTTTTTCCATTAATCTATTAAAAGTTTTTGGAGTTTCTTTAGACCAAATAAACATATATTCAAAACTCGGGTGATACCTATTATCTTGTGGAAACGGAGAAACTCTTTCATAAATCATAGTATCATGTAAATTAAAACCGCATTCCATAGCATATAATGCTTGTCTAAATGATGTTCCTGTTTCGCTTCCGTTTATAGTCGCATCGTTAACAACCCAAACCACTATACCACCTTTTTTTGTAATTCGATAAAGTTCTTTTATTATCGGTTTCCAAATGTGTTCACCCCATGTCTTATCAATATCATCTTTATAAGTCCTTAAATTATCATAAGGTGGACTTGTTATAGTTAAATCTATAAATCCATTTGGCATTTTTGCCATAGTCTCAAGATTGCTCTCGCAATAAATCTTGTTTATTTCTAAATTATTCATATGCTCCTGTTATTTTGTTTCTTATTTCATCATTTGCTTTTACTTCAGTATACGTTTTTAACGCATTTGTTTGACCTACTATTTTGTAATTCAAAACTTTCTTTATAGACATTTCTTTGTAGTATTCATCACCTTCTGTAAAGACTGCGTGTTTTATCGTCTTTTCCTTTTTTTTGTCAATTACTACTATATCTCCATACAATATATTCTTTCTCATATTCCGTTTATTAAATTATTGTTCATATTCTCCAACTGTTCTACTTTTCTTGACAGTTCCATGTTTTCCCTATGTAGGTTGTAGTTCACGCTTTTTAGCGTGTTTAATTCCTTCTCAGAGACGAACAAGTGCATCAATACCTCTTTCATTTCTTCTAGGTGTTTCTTTGTGCCTATTCTAAATGGTTCGTGTTTTGGTTCGTTTAACTGCTCCAGTCTCTTTAACTCCATCGACAAGCTGCCTATTATTGCGCTTACTTGTGTTTGGCTTAGTAAATGGTCTAAATCGTTTATCATAATTCTTGTTTTTAAAATGGACAATCGTCAGGCTTGACGTAATTCAAGCTGTTGTTTATTTGTATTTCTGTTTGTTTTGGTGGTTTAGGTCGGTAGTTTCGTAATGGGTCAGTTCCTCCTATCTGAAAGCCTTTACCGCTATTAAAATCACAAAATACAAAGTCATCTATTGCTGTTATCTTTCCTCCAGTGTCTGTGTCTTTAATCTTCTCTACTGAAATCAAAGTTACATATTTCATTGATTCGTGTTTTATTAGCCTGTGGATTACAAACATATCATCACATCGGTTTAGAAAAGCCTTACCTCCTTCAATGTGGTCTTTCATTGGTGGTTTAAGGTGTCCTTTCCAACTGTGGCTGTCAGGGTAAATATTCCCGCTTCTACCGCTTTCCGTGTTCGGGTGCGTGTTTATGTACAAAGTCTTTCCTGTTTCGTTTACAAATTGTCTAGCCATGTTTAAAAACTTGTAGTTACCCTCATAACCCATTTCACGGTCTAGTCCAGTGTACGGGTCAATTAGACACGCATCACATTCTGTTTCTTTAAACACCTTGAGCAGCTCGTTTGGTTTGTACAATTTGCTGTTATCCACAAATTCAAAATACTGTTCTATGTATGCTGAGTAATTTCGTATCTCCATTTCTGAAAGCTCTTTGAAATTCTTACCAGTGTATATCTGAATCATGTCTCTTAGAATCTGACCGTATTGATTCTCTCCTGACCATAAACAGAATGTTACTCCGTGTTTTAGTGCAAGTGATAGAAAGTACCAATTTATCCAATACGTCTTTCCTACGTTGTCGTGACCTAGAATAATATTTAGTTGTTTAGGTTTAAATCGTAAATACTCATCCATGTAACAGTCAAGTCCTAGACCTTGCTTTATTTTGCCATTACGATAGTCTAGTAAGTATTTTAAATGTTGTCCTTTAGTATTTTTCATATCCTAGTTCAATTGCTTTTCTTACCAATGGGTCTAATTGGTCTAGTGGTAGTTTATCAGGTTGTTTAGGATAATTCCTTTTTAACCATTTGTTAGCTGTCAAATATAAAGATTTATACTTATCGTTTCCCTTGTAGTTTTCAATGTCATCTAGTGTACTGTCAATTTGTTCTTTAGTATATTCTTCAGATAGCTTTTCAAATTCAATTTTAGATATAGACAATTGAGCGAAGCTCCTATATGTATATTCTTCTTTCTCTTTATCTTTCTCTTGTACAGAAGGGTCTACAGAACCCCCTTGCCTACCCCCTACCGAAGGGTCTAGCAAAGGGTCTTTTGTCTTATCAATATATCCTTGAATTTGCTTGTCTATTGAGTGTTTTTGAGAAAGAAAAGCAAACTTTGCAATACCTGTTAATTCAGTTTCAACTCCAGTAAACTGACGTTTCACCAAAGCATCATAAAAAGCAAGTCTATCTTTGTCGTTCAGTTCCTTTGCTACATCATAGTAGCTACGATAAAAATTAAATCCCTTTCTCATAGCTCTTGATAATTTAAACAATCTTCCATTATTTTAATTACCATTCTGTAATTTGAAAGAGTATGAATAGTCATTTTATAATTTAAAAAATCAAATTGATTTAACTTGTCATATGAAACATTATTCCAATGTGCTGAACATTTTTTTAGTTGTATTAAATCACAATCATTGTAGGATTGAAAATGTTTATTAACAAACCATTTAGCCTTACTAACACTTTGACCAGATTTTAAAAATGCTTCAGTACAACAGTCAATAAAAAAGTGAGAATTTTCGTAATTCTCAAACATCGTTTTTAATTTTTCTATTTCTTTCATAAGAAAAAATTGAGCATAAAAAAAACCCTATAATTCACTGGGTCTCACTTCAGTGCAATCATAGAGTTTTAAACTAACGTCTTAAAGTTCTATATTGTGAGACCGAACCGTTTGCAAATATAACTATAATTTTCTAATTTGTTTTATGTCAAGTAAACACCTGAGTGAATTTTTTGCTTGATAACTAACAAGTCAGTGTAGTCATTAGCTGATAAAACGTCATCGAATATGCTTGACTGGATGTTCTTATTCATAGCTATAAAATCGTGTTTTATTTGCGCTATGTCTTTCCTGTAAATGACATCACCTACCTGAGTGTATGTCCTATGCTTTTTAATCGCATGAATAACCGTAGCATGGTCTCTGTCAAACAGTTTACCTATTGCTTCCAGTGACATTCCTAAACTCCTTAGCTTGAACATTATATAACTCCTCATACCTACTAGCTCACGCTTTCTACTTCTGCTTGACAAGTTGTATTTATCGATTAAAGTAATTGCGTTACTCACTTTTGATTTGTCACTATTTATTGTCTTCATCTCCTCCAAAATATTCCCAAAATTTCATACCCATCCACATACCTACTGATACACCTAAACAGAATGCACCAAAGAATAAAGCTAAATCTTCTGTCATAATTCTACAATTTGTGTTCTACATTTTGTAAAACCCATTGGCGAAATGCCTGTTGGATTCCTATTTGCTGCTCCATTGCTTCCATGTTAGCACCATTTAAAACACGGTCATCTAACTTTCTAATCTGAGCAATTAAGTTGTTAACGTGCATCTTTGCACTCCTTTCAAACTCTCTATCCTCTACTAGGTCTTCAAGGAAGTCTGCTATCACTGGCAGTATCGAAACACTCGCCACAATTTTAATCTGATTGTCTAACATCACTTATCTAATTTAGTTTTTAACTTCTCAATGTAAAGAGTAGCATCCATCAGCTCCTCCTGTAAATGGTTCAACCACTCCTTGACTAAAAGGTCATTTCGGTCTAACGTCTTTCCGTACTTTTCAATACCTCTGTCTGAGCGTTCTTTGTACTTGTCTCTAACGCTTTCTACTATGCTATCTTTCATATACTTTTTGTTTAATTAGTTTATTGTCTATATACAGCGAATGGGTGGTTACATTCTTATCATTCGTCTTTTCAACCCTTACATGAGCCAGTTCTTTGTCTTTAACAACTATCACAAACTCGGTCACATTATCTGCGCTGTGTTTAAACATCCACCGTCTAAAGAATTTCATTAGTCTCATAGCTCAATAATGTATTTAATTTCTGTAAGTGGTGGTAAACCATCCTGAATAACTAATTTAGAGTACATCTCAACGGCTTTTAGTACGTCTGTGGCATCTATAGTTATCCCACTTAGTAAAGTCTCGTCAGAAGCGTTTAAATCGCCTCGTTTTAAAAAGTACGTTATGTGGTACTTTCTCATGGTTATCTTTTTCATCTGTATCTTTCGTATTTAAGGTGTTCAAATAATTCGTTCTCTAAGCTCTGAATCAGCTTTTCGTGTGCTGCATAGTTTACAGATGCTGACTTAATAATGTCTTCGTAGCGCTGTCCGAGTTCGTCACCTAAATCTGCTGTGACATCTCCGTAACCATAACACGTTTCACACTTCTCAGTCTGGAAACATCCACCGCAGCAGTCAGATGCTGACCTACCGCAGTCTTTAAGGTATTCTACTCTACCTTCTCCTTGACAATCTAAACAAGTCATATCTGCTCAATTAAACCGATTAATACTGTAAGGATTACCCATGCTAAAAATACTCGTCTTTTCATAGTTCTTGTTTTTAATTGTGCGTTATGGATGCGCACCCCCCATTTTTTTTTATTGTTCAGATTTAATTTCTTTTAATTTATCTTGAAATGATTCCCACAATTTAAACATTGTTTTATTTCTCTTATCTCCGTAAACATCAGTAAATGAAATTTCGTTTTCAAATTCGCTAACAATAATTTTAATATTTGAATATTTCATTTTTTTTAGTTCTAATATAAATTCTTGTTTTTTCATGTCTTTTCTTTTTTGTTATATGCAAATATAATACTTATTTTGATATATCAACAAAAAAACAAACTTTTTCAACATTTTTTTTATCAGGAAACAAAAAACCCCTATTTCTAGGGGTTAAAGCAAGAATCTATGAAAAATTGGAATGCTCAAATATACAATTAAATTGGAAACTGAGTGCTATCTACGATTGTTTTTTCGTGATGAGGTGAATGTATCTTTAATATTCTGCCCCCTAATGGCTTTGGTGGTGCGCCTCTTTCAACGTGCCATCCGCTAAATCCATCCTGATACTCTTCTTTGTAAGTTCCTGTAAGCATTAAATGTATTCGTTTATGCTCTACAGAATGTCCGCTTTTTGAATGTGTCTGTACTTGCTCTCTAACGTCATTACGTGCAGCATTCTCGTGAATGTGACCCATAGTAAAGACATCCATTCCCTCAAACATCTCTAAAGCTCTAGTAAGGTTCAACGCTCCTTTGGTAACTACACCACCACCGCCTGAACCGTGAAAGTATTTAACCTTAGTTGATTTGCGTTGTGTAGATGTTAAATTCTGACGGATAAAGAACCAACCACCATAACCTCCAGTGTGTACGTTAGAACCGTTCTTGTAGTTTAACAAGTCAACGAATCGCTGTAGCAAGTCTGTTTCTTGAAACTTAATGATAGCAGTCTCATGGTTTCCGTAGCCTAACACGGTTAATATATGTGCATATGGTGACCACCATTCTACAGCAGTCTCTACGATAGAATCTAAGTACCTAGCGTTATTATGTTCAGGTCTTATCTCAGATTTGTTTCTACGATTATCGCCGCGCCCCTGCATCATGCAGAAAAAGTCCCCGTTTACCATGACTGGAATGTTGTGCTTTACGCAGTAGTCTAGATGTTTACTGAGTAAATCCCAGTCACAATGTGGGTTGTCCCAATGGATGTCTGATAGCATAGCTACCTGTGCCTCTTTTCCATCTACTACTAATTCGTGGATGTTACGAGAGTGCTTTATAACTTGCATTATCCTCTAGCTTTCTTAATAATACGAGCTATGATATTACCTAATACTTTTGGAGCTTTCTCGTCTACTGTTACGTCTACGTCAAGTCCGTTCTCTTCGTCTTTTGTTATTTCTGCATCAATGATAGGAGTGTCTATCTCTGCTTTGAATTTACCGTCTTTTCGTGAAATCTTAATGTCAATGTTCTTAGTGTCGATATTGACGTCTAAGTCTTTTTTCTTTTTCTTAGCCATTTTTAAGCGTTTTAAAAGGTTGTTAAAATAATTCGGAATCAATATACCGAAAAATATGTAGAGTGCGTTAAAATTCATTTATGAGGCAGTAAGATACGCTCTTTTGATTCTTGCAGAGTTTAATAATTCTTTCGTAGTGTGTGTTATTCTGAACTACTTGACAACCTTCTGACCACCCACCAATGCGAGGAGATACATTTGCTGAACCAAAGTTATAAGTTGAACCGTGAAAGTTCATGTATATATTATTGGTATATACTTCGCCAACTACATCCGTTTTACCGTCTTTATCAAAGTCTCTTGTGTATGGAATGCCTTTTACTTGTCGTAGAGCTGGCATTTTACCCTTATGAAGTCCGTAGCGATATACATCGTAGTGCCACATATCAGCCATCATTACAGCAGTTCCTTTTAAACCTTTGTTTGTAGTTCCAGCAGCTACCATTAAAAACTGCTCACCTTTGAACACATAGAACTTGTCATCGTATGCGTCTGTAGTGTCTTCGTTAGACCTTACTCCGAGAATCCAAACATCGTGAGGAACGTACTGAAAATTAACAAGGCTTTTAACTCTATCTAAAAGCTCTTTGTCTTTGTAGCTTCTTACCATCTATTAACCTCTTTTGCGTTTAACTGTCGTTTCTTTTGGTAGTACTGCGTAGTATGTAGAGTGGTTAGGTGTTCGTGTTTTTACATCGGTTGATGTTTGATATTTGTCGTAGCATCTGTACAGCTCACGTTCAACTTCGTTTAGTCTTTCGTTTGTGTAGAAAAGCCAAGCTGCCAAAACACCGACAGCTCCATGCTTTTTAATTGTGTCAAGTAAAACAGTTAGTGTCATATCTCGTATTTCGGCAGTTCTACGTCATTAACCCAAAGGATAATCTCCTCATCTGTCCAAGTTTCCGTGTATGTAAACCCTTGCAAGTTAACTCCAAATGTCGCTGTATCAGTAGTTAGAACTACATCAACAGAACAAGTCTTTTGATTAATCGCATCTAATACGTTTACAACCTCTACTGTTGGGTTAGTAATCTCTACGTTAAACTGTTCAAATTTGTAAGTTGCCATATTTTTTATGTTAAAGTTGTTCCTGTTACTGTGAATGTGCGGCAAGGAATACCTTGATTTCTTGTTGACGTTTTAAGAATATCACCAACGGGCGGATTAGTGGTCGACGCGCCAGATGTGAATGCCCTACCTGTATTCGAAGGATTAGTTGTTGATGTGAATTGAATAGCGACACTCGTAAGATTAAACGGTGCATAGTTCAGTCTAACGTTTACCGAGAAATTATATACCGACATTATTTCAATCACGTTAGGCAACCTCCATCCGCTTATGAATGAACCAATACTAAGTGATAAGGCGTTATCTATCGCGTCACCCCATATAACTAAAGACAAGTCATAAACTCTATGCCATCCCAACACCGTAGCCCCATTATAAGTACTCCAATCTATTACTATATCGTTGGTATAAGTAGAACCGCCCAACTCATCTGTGAATCGGTTTGTATTTCCAAATGGGTTATTACTTGCAAGTGTAAAAAAATCAACAGCCCGACCCTCTTGCAAATCACCATCATCACCAGTTGCATATGAAGTGGTTTGACCTGTCTTCATTAAGGTTGCTCCAACAGGTGCAGGAGTTGGTGGAGGGGAAGACTCACACCATGCTTCCTGAGCTTGTCCCCAGCCTATTGTGTTATTTGTATCTCCTTGACCCCAACCTATTGTATTTTCTATTCCGTCACTCATAATTAATTAACTATTAATCCGTGTTTTGTTATATGTAAGTAGTTACTTTTAAGTACAAACCGTTAACATTCATTACGCCATTTGCTGAAATTCCTGAAGAAGTGCTAACTATTGCGATAGTGTCGTCATCTACATACTCTGTTTTGACGTGGTCTGTATATGGCAACCCATTTAGATTAATCTCTATGTGAGTAGCTGGAGTAAGTAGGTTATCAAAACCAGTTATTAAATAGTCTCCAACTCCAATATAACTAGCTACAGGAGATGACCCGTAGTTATTAAAGTTATCCGTTAGGTTAGGAGCAGATGTACCAGCTTGGTCTATTCCACACACAAACGTATATGCACCAATTGAACGAAGAGTAGAACTTTCAGCATACTTTGAAACGTAGTTACCTGAGTCCTCCTGACTGATTAGTATTAAGTCAAGATTGTTTACATTGTTCGCTTGTGGAAATTCACTTATCTTTTTTACCGCCATTTTTAATAGAGTTAAGGTAAACCATTAATTTAACTACGTTGTCTTGTTTAGGCTTGTAAATCTTTAAATGTGCCATCCTGAAAAGTAATTGTTTGAACTAGGTGAAACTTCACCGTTACTGTTAGTGTTGTACTCAGGGAACTGAGCTGAGTAATTACACATGAAATCAATAAATCTCTGAGTGTAATGCTGTGCTATATCACGCTCTTTTTCTACTAAGTAGTCTACTTCCGTCTTTTCAACGTTAGAAGCGTTCTCTGAGTTGTGTTTATAAACGCCTTTATTAGCTATTGTATACGCTGCAAATGGTAAATACTCAACCATTGCCCAATGAATAAGCATAGGCTTTACATACGTCTCTAAAAGGCTTAAATACGGGTCTGCTAGTGTGTCATCAACTATGTCATCTTTGATACGCTCTAGTAGTCTTGTACCGAGATAGTTTTGTATGTGTATGTCTTGAGCTATTTTGATGA